TGACCGCCCGTGAAGCGAAAGTCCTGCGTATGCGTTTCGGTATTGATATGAACACCGACCACACGCTGGAAGAAGTGGGTAAACAGTTCGACGTTACCCGCGAACGTATCCGTCAGATCGAAGCGAAAGCGCTGCGTAAGCTGCGTCATCCAAGCCGCTCTGAAGTGCTGCGTAGCTTCCTGGACGATTAATCAAGGTAAACAGCAAAAAGCTCCCAATCGGGAGCTTTTTTTTTGTTTATTCCCTCTCCCTGTGGACTGTGGGCTGTGGGCTGTGGGCTGTGGGCTCCCCAGTAATTTATAAGCAGAAGCAATAACCTTGTTCCAGAACGAGTGAAGACTTTCAGCGATGCTCTGGTCCGGCTGTAAATCGCTGAGGCGTTTCCTGCAGGCCGGGGCGAGGCGCATGGATGCGCCGAGAGGGCGGGCTTTACAGGGACGTTACCTCCGCCCGTACCCGATAAGCCGGAAGGAATAAGCCGAGGGCACCGCGAAGCGGCGATTTACCGCCGGGAGCCCGGGTCGCCAGGGTGGTGGCGACTGAGCCACCCTGGCACGTTCACAGGTCATGTCGTGACAGAGTAGCAAGGAACATAAAGTGAACGGAATGACCACCACGGCCGTATATTCCCCTCACCCTAACCCTCTCCCCGGAGGGGCGAGGGGACTGTTCCGTGCTGCCATAACGTTGTGGGGATCCCTCAGTCATGTGGAGAGAGGGTGAGGGCATCAGGCCGCAGAGCCCCTAAAGCCCTCGCACCATCAGCGCCTCATCCAGCTCCCGATACGCCTCTACCAGCTTATCCAGCGTTGCTCTGTTGAGCCCGCTTGGATTTGGCAGCACCCATACCTGCGTAACGCCAATCATGATGCTCTGCTTGCCCCACTGCGTTCCGCGCTGGCTAAACGCCTGCTCGTAGGCCTGCTTGCCGAGGATCGCCAGCGCGGCCGGCTGATAATCCTCTATCTTCTTGATCAGCTCCCGCCCGCCGCTGCGCAGCTCATGCAGGTTGACCTCACTCGCCTGTACAGTAGGCCGCTCGACCAGCATGGTGATCCCGCAGCGCGTGTCCAGCAGATGCTGCTCCTCTTCGGGCTTGAGTAGCCTGTCGGTGAACCCGGCCTGGTAGATCACCTTCCAGAAGCGATTCCCCGGATGGGCGAAGTGAAAACCGGTGTGCGCCGAGGACTTACCCGGGTTGATTCCGCAGAACACCACCCGCAGGCCCGGGGCCAGAATATCGTTGATCATCTTTACTCCCGCTCGATACATCGTCAGGGAAGTATAAAGGATTGATTATGCGTTGTTTATAAAAACAGCAGGCAGGTGTGAATGGCTGGATTGCTGCGGGGAGTTACTTTATAATTCACCGCCACGGCCCCTTAGCTCAGTGGTTAGAGCAGGCGACTCATAATCGCTTGGTCGCTGGTTCAAGTCCAGCAGGGGCCACCAAATTTTAGCTTTAGAATCATATAGATAAGCCACCGCATTTCGGTGGCTTTTTCATATCCTTCCGTTGTGTGTCGCAAAAGTGTCGCGCGGAAATACTGTTCGGAGGTATACAACCATGAATAGTGAGAGATACGAACCTATGGATAAGCTCAAAAAACCAACCTGTTTTGTTATGATGCCGATCGCAGATGTTGCAGGCTATGATTCAGGGCATTTCACGCGCGTGTATGAACATATCATAAAACCAGCATGCGAAAGAGCAGGTTTTACATCTAAAAGGGCGGATGAGAGTACCAATTCAAACATCATCATCGTAGATATCTTAAAAAGCATTACTGATAGTGATGTAGCCTTATGTGACCTTAGTGGTCTTAATCCAAATGTATTTTATGAACTTGGACTTCGCCAAGCATTCAATAAAAAAACGGTAATTATAAAAGACGAAAAAACGTCAAATCCATTTGATACTAATATCATTAGATACACCCCTTATAATAGTTCACTCCGCATTGATAGTACCGCAACAGATATAGCGGCTATTGCGAAAATGATTGACACTACGGTCAACCATCCTGATGAGTACAATTCAATAACTCAATTGCTGAAAATCACGCCTGCCCACATTGAAAACAAAACGCAATTAAGTCAAGAAAGCACCATCATTATGAATCAATTGCTTGAATTAAATAAAAAAATCTCCTCTGCATTTGAATCTAGACCTCGCATTAATGATTCGCATGATCTTTCTACTCAGATGACTATGAGTGATTATTTAGAGAGTGAAAAAGGTTGGGAAAGCGCAGTAAATCGCTACTTCACGTTACTCGGTGGATTAGAGATAGGTTATTTCAAAAAAGCAGTCACTCATAATGGCGATACTGGGCTAGTATTTTTTGATATTTCAGGAAAAGAAATCAGGATCGATACTCAGGAAGTCGAACCACACAATATTTTTGAAATGACGCCTCCTTAATAAATTAACCAATATGCGGTTGGCACAACCTCTATCGCATAAGTAACTAACAAAAAAACGTAGTGAAAAAGATGTTCGTTTCATTATTTTTCACATCTATAGTATCGCGTGCTCCTCCCTCAGACCTTATCACACCTAGGTTTGCGTTATTTTTCATGAACCCTTGAAATGTACGCCTAATCAGGCTTTCTGACAGGATTTAAAAAACATCCATACAATATAGCTTATCACAAATAATAAAACCCTATAAATTCAATTGGTTAATTTAAAAAATGGAAGTAACTCAAAAATATCGCATCTCCTTATTGATGACTTTGCATACGTCTTTCCTTATGCTAAATATGTCCATACCCCCTTAGGCTGATGATTATTGTTTAGCCGTTTATTTTATAAGGAAAGAAAAATGACGTTGCCCCTAGTAAATCAATTTTTGATGCCATATGAAGTATGGTCAACCCGTCCGGCAACCCAAGCTGACATACTTGCAAGATTGTCGACTGGTCAACATATATCATCCTGTAATAAATCAGTACAGGTAAAACTTTTGGATACAATTGACACTCCCGATAAAGCTGCGATCTATATAGCTGATGGAAAATACGACGTGCAAATAAGTAACCGTATAACAAAATCTTTAGAAGATATAAAATCAGGATACAGACAAGCCAGGAGTTCAATGCCAGGCGTTACACCGAAAGTTTTATCCGAGTACCAACGGCGTTACGGCTCAAGTACTAACTTTAACCTTGTAAATAATAGTATTAAAATCGATGGTGATTATTTAGCAGATGATCAAGTTTTATTCCATGGTGGAGGGATATTAAATAACATCAATCCTGGAAATAGTTTAATTACTTTAAGACCATTATCGACCTCATTTTGCCCAGTCAAGTCCATTAATAATGGTGCCTGGAGAGGAAAATATTACAACGAAGGCGAGGCAAACTTAATCATATTAACTGTAAAATCCATAAAAAAACTTGCATTTATATATAAAATGAATGGCACTGATAAAGGGCATGAAAAGGAAGTGTTAATCGAGTCTGGTGCTCTAATATCAGTGATTAGTAAAGCAAAAATTCGTGATGATTATGAAGTATCTGTCGCCGGTGCCCATGCAGGTCAGGTACTGACCAAAAAAGTCCCCTTTCATATAATCAAAGCAACTATTTCATAAATTTCAGTCATGACAACTTCATAAATATACGCACAGCCCGCGCCAACTCTTACAAGCGGGCTTCTCTCCTCAGTTTCTGACTTATCATCGAACGATCCACAAACGCAGCATAAATATACTTTTCTCTTTTATTTTCAATAGGTTATGATTGCATCACCGTTCCTTTGAAGATCCATTTTGCTGATAAACGCTGAAAACCTTTTCAATCTTTTCAGTTTCGGTTTACCGCAAAGCCACCAGCACTGGCACGGTCTAGCAGTACGGTTTGAAAACAAATAAAACTGAAAAACTTTTATGATTCAAAAACCGCAGGCGGGTGCGGTGTAGTGCGATTTTGGTCTGTGAAAGATTTTTTTGTCCGTGCTGCGCCGCGCCAGCGCCCCGCTGTGGGCACGATCTGTTTTAAGGGTCGCTGAATGTGCGAAAGGGCTGAACACGCCAGAACGCCGCTGATAGCGCGTAGCGCTAGCCGGTTAAGAGGTAAGAAAAGAGATATCTCCGCCTGGGGATGAAAGGCATAAAAAAACCCGCTTTCGCGGGTTATGTTCTGGACAGGTTTACTTGCCAATCACCGGGGAGTATTTGCCGTTCAGCGTGTCCGCTTTCGCTCCGGTGTTCCGGATGGCTCCAGCGTTGGTCGGTGCTCCCGTATTGCTGTGGGTGTGGCTTGCCGTTTGTTCCGCCAGCTCTTTAACCACATCGAGCGTATCAAGCATCAGCTGTGCCACATTGATAGTGCCAGAGCCAATCCACACCACCGGGGCAATAATCTGCTGTTGCACGGCCGCAACGCTTTTACGTATTTGGCCAATTTTCTCGATCAGGTCTTTACCAGCTGTTACTGTCTGGCTCCCGGCAATGTCAGTTTCATCATTGCCGCCGATACTCGCCACGCGGTTATTTACTGCCTGGCTGTAATCACCCGTACATACCTACTGAATGGCTCCGGCCATCAGTGTGGACTTGCCCAGCACCGTAACTTTATCCGTGGCCTTAATGGTAGTTTCCCGGCTCACCAGCTCCCGCTGTTCCGTATCGGCCTTAACCATCCGCGCCATAGATGTTTCAGTGATCGTCTGGTCTGTCTGCCTCACTCAGTTGCCCACCTGGGTGACGCGCTGCGACACTTCCGCACGCTGCTGTTGCAGCTGCTCGCCTGGCTGGATATCCGGTAAGCTGGTTCCCTCCGGCACGGTCTGCCGTACAAAGGGCTTATCCGGCCTTCCACCAGTAAAAGCAATTTCAACCAGTGTCCCTTCAGGGGGAAACTGGAACATCCCGGAATCGTTATGGATTCCGATCTGCTCTTGGACGAGCTGGCATTGAATTACCAGCTGGTCAGCTAACGCACGTTCTAAGGCACACTTTTGCATCTCACTTTATGATGAACGGCGGAAACATACTGGTGCTGCAAAAATTTCTAGGCCATACAGACATTAAAATGATAATGCGATATGCTCACTTCGCTCCGAATCATTTAGAGGAAGCGGTATTACTCAACCCGCTGGTGAAAAGAACATGAACGTAGAATTAAAAGTCACACTTTGGGCGATAGCCTGTGCTTATGCTTTATTTAATTCTTTTATTTATTCCATGTCATTTTGGTCAGTATTTGACATAGATATCCTTCAATTCGCTTCATTAACTGATTTAATCCCCTCAATAATTTACACTCTAACACTTCCATTTATAATGTTAGTAACAATTTTGATATTTACCGAACTATGGAAATTATTGCGGATACGTATAGAGATTACTATTTATCGCCTTTTATCTTCATATTCCCTTGAAGAATCTAAAGTGAGACACTATTCAGTACTTTTAACAAACATTGCATTTATATTAATCGCCTTTATTTCCCTTATCATCTTACTTTTAAATACACCGGATACACCATCCTCTGAAAAAATCCCTACAAAGGAAATTATCAAACTAGCAGTGCCATTCTTCGTAACAGTATTCATTATTTTTTTGATTGTAGAAAAAACTTCATTTATTGCTAATGTTAGTTATAGACGCTTAATAATATTTTGTCTTTGTTCTTTACCAGCCACAAGTAATTTCTGGGCAATTATTAACTCTCAAAAAATCTTGAGAGGAAATAATACATTCTTGGTAAAATCTGATTCGCAATGCAAGTCGTCTCCTGAAACAAAATATCGATATATATCTTCAATATCCGATAAAGCGTTTGCATTGTCATTAAAAGATGGTTCTATTTGTATTTTCAAATACAATCACCTGGAGCTAATCCCAGAAAAAATGGCACAGTTTACAGAAGCGCTGGATAGCAGAAGGCTTTAAAACAGTGTCGCACAAACTTAAGAATATTGGCTCTTATTGGTGGATATTGTTTTTACTTTGACTGTTATGGTTCTCATAATCGCTTGGTCGCTAGTTCAAGTCCAGCAGGGGCCACCAGATTTTAGTTTTAGAATCATATGATTAAGCCACTCGACTGAGTGGCTTTTTTATTGGCTTTTTTGAGCCGATGACGCAGCCGCTAACCGTGGTTCAGCGAAGCCGTGCGGACACGCTCAGACGCACCGGGAGTCGCAATCAGGCGCTCCACGGACTCCATCGTCACGAACGTACAGCTGCAGTCCACATTGGTGCACTGGTGATAGCGCTCTTTGGTATTTTCACTTAGATAGCGACTGGTACGCGCATGCGCAGAGTGCTTGCACTTAGGACAATGAAACATGTACCCCTCCACTTAATTCACATTTTGTGAATCAATAATACCCAAAACAAAACCAATAGCAACTACATTACTCACTATCAACAGTAAATTTTTCGTCGGTGACGTTCAGCTCAAGCGTAAGCTGCGTGGTAAATCCGCTGTCGTTGAGGGTATGCACCACCTCGCTGATGATCCACGCCTGCTCGTCAATGACGCGTTTAAAACCGTTTACCAGCACCGGCGTTTCAGGGAACAGATCGGCGCGTCCCAGCGCAAGCTGGATGGAAAACTCTACGGTTCCCCGCTGAAGCGCGCGCCACTTCGCCTCTGCGGCCCTGAGCGCCTGCTCTTCAGAAGCATAAACCGTAGTGAGCTCAAATACGTTTTCCGCCGATCCCACTAGCCTCTCTTGCGGTTTCTGCTCCTTGCCTGCTGCTCCCGCTACCGGTGCGGCGGCATCCGGGTGCTGCAGTGCTTCTGTCTGCTGCCCTCCGGACTGACGATTAATACTCAATTGAGGATTTTGTTGTTTGGGGTCACGCGTTTGCAGCCATTTGGCCGTTACGCCGGAATAATTTTCACGGTCAGCTATGGAAAAAAGGTGCTTATCTCCATCCCCACGTTCAATCATCATTAAGGAAAGCGGAGTGCCGCTGGCCGTCACGGCCTGGCCCGCTTTCATAAAGATAATCTTCCCGGCTTTGATTGAAACAAATGCTCCATTACGTTCAGCAAGGCGGGAGAGGAACGCCGCGTCTGTCTCCTGAGACTGGTCAATATGAGAGATGGCGATGGATGCAAGCCCCGACGCGACGCTGGCGGTCAACTGGTTACGCTGAGCGATGGTATCGACTATCGCGCCAATCGTCGTGTCATGCCACGACTGTTCGCGCCGCACGTTTAGCTTTCCACGAAAATCTGCGCTGCATCCCCGGATGGTCAGCGTGTCCGGCGCGCCCCGGAATTCAATCTCATCAATCGTAAAGTCCCCTTTCTCCTCGAGCGGGGTTCCCTCCCATCCCAGCCATAAGGACAGTCTTGCCCCCCGGGCAGGCAAGTCCAGCAGCCCGTCGGAATCATCCAGTTGAATATTCAGCTGATCGGCTTCCAGCCCCCGTTTGTCGGTCATGGTCAGGCTGATAAGACGATGGCTGAAATTTTGCGTGATATCACGATCGTCAAGCTTAAGCATAAAATCAGGGGCGATTTTCCCACCCGCCCGGATATTCATTTCGGTGATCATCCCACCAGCCCTCCAATGCTATTCCGTGCGCTTTCCACCAGCTCTGAGGCCTGAGTTCGCAGGTCGCCAAACGTCGCCATCAGCGATTCATCCACGCGTTTTAGCGACAGGGTAAAATTAATTTTTCGGGCGGTACCGTCACTGTAAAAATCCGAATGCGTATGCGTGACTTTCTCAATGACAAACATGCCGTGAATGATGCCGGTACCGTCTATCAACGGCCATGCCCGCCCCTCATTCGCCATCAGCTCAACCGCCTTGAGAGAAAGCCGCCCTCCCGTGAGTTCCGGGTAGAGTAAGCCGGAGAGGCTGAAGGATGTATCCCCTTCGCCAAGGTACTGCCAGGCTTTGGGTTTCCCGATGCGAGCGCTGGATGCCCAGCGGTAGTCTTTTGTGAATATCATTGACTGATACGGTAAGGTTCGTCGTTCAAAGACAAACAGACCCAGCACCATTAACATTTTCTCTCTCCTCAAACATACATAAAGCTGGATTGCCGCTGTCTCGCTTTATCACGTTCACTGTTTTCTATTTCCTCCCGGATTTGACGCGTCAGATCCGTTCCGGAGGCCGTGCCCCCCTGCAGCGTGATGTGATATTCGCTTTTACTCTGATCGACGTAAGAGCGCCCTCCAGTAGCAATGGTCGGCTGATACCCCAGGCTACCGCCAGAGATCCCCACGCCCGGACTAGACGAGCTGCCCGCAGGTGAGGAAGCCGCTTCTGCTTTTGCCGCAGCGGCGTCGAGATCGCCCGACTCGTTTTTGATAATACCGAGCTTCTCCAGCAGCCAGCTGGCCTTGCCGCTCAGGCTGTTAAAGAGATCAAGCGGGGCCATTAACGCATCGCCCAGCGCCTGACCAAAAATCACGCCAGCGTTTTTACAGCCATCCAGCGTTTCCTGCGTCGCCTTGATCGGCGTAATCAAGTCGGTGAACCATTGCCAGATACCGCCCAGCTTCTCCGAGATAGCGTCAAACACCGCCATCACCGGTGAGAACAGCGCACCCAGCGGTGCGAAAGCCGTCGAAAGCCCTTCCATCACCCCGCCAAAGAAGGCGCTGATGGGCTCCCAGTATTTAAAAATCAGTAAGGCACCGGCAGCAATCGCCGCGCCAAGGGCAATCACCGGCCAGCTAAGGGCACCCAGTACCGTCATGATGGCGCCGCCCACCACGCTGAATACCGTTCCCAACATCCCGGCCGCGGTAATAACCATATTGACGCCCGTCAGAACCGGGCCGATAACCGTGCCTACGCCACCCAGTACGCCAGCAAACGCCTGTGCGCCGACAACGATGCTGGCGAGGGTCTGCGTCAGCTCAGGGTTGGCATTCACCCAAAGGGAGGCCGTGCCAAGCCAGCCGGTTGCGGTTGTTATCAGGTTGCGCAGAGCGCCATCCGCTTTATCAAATACATCAATCTTCAACCCGTTCCACGCGGCCTGGAATCGGTTGATATCGCCGTCAAGATTATCGGTCTGCACGGAAGCCGCGAGCGCGGTACTGCCCTTTGCCCCCTGCAACTGCTGGCGTTTTTCATCAAGCGATCCATCACCCGCAGCGGAAGCCAGCGCCCCCGCGGCTTTTATGGCATCCGGAGTCTGAACATGGCGCAACATCGCGCTGAGCGCGTCCCCGGCGGCGGCGCCTTTCATCCCTTTTTCCGCCAGAACGCCCAGCAGCGCGGTGGTCTCTTCAAGCCCCATACCGGATGCATCCGCAGCGGGCGCAGCGGAGGTGACGGCTGCCACCATCTCAGCGAGGCTGGAATTTGAAGAGGTAGATCCGCGCGTAAGCACATCTGCGATGCGTCCCGCGTCTGCATCGGCCAGGCTATACGCGGCCTGCGTGCTGGCGATCATATCGGCCGCTTTTGCCGCGTCGACATTCCCCGCCAGGCTGAGGTTGACCGTTGGCGCGGTGGCCGCAAGCAGCCCATCGGCGTCATAGCCTGAACGAGTCAGTTCGGTTTGTGCCCGGAGGACCGTGTCTGCAGGTACGCCGCTCCTGGCACTGACCTCCCGCGCCTGCTGGCGAATCGCCTCAAGCCGGGGATCCCCCTTCGCCAGACCAAGGTTTGCCTGAATGGCCGACATCTGCTTTTCAAAGCTGATGCCAGGCGCCATAAACCGGGACGTCTGGTCAAAGCCCGCTTTTGCCATGCCCACGCCCGCATTCGCAAGCTGACGCACCCGCG